ATTACAACGAAGATGTATAGATTTAATGATCTATTACATTGTTTTAAATGTAGCATGGAAATTTTAAGGAGAAAATACAATGGCTAAATCAAACATTATAATTAAAAATATAAAGTTAACTGTAAGTCAAGAGGAGTTGGATTTGATTACAGATGCTTTAAATTCATATGTAGAAGATATGGAAACTGGTAATGATGAATTATCTTTACGGACTATAGATGTAGGCAGAATAACTTTCTACAAAGTAGATAAAGGTCTTTGTCCTTATCAAAGAAAATGGTACATAAAATATACAAGACTAGCAACTCAGTTGAATAGACTGAATAATAAATTAACTTATATGGATAAGTTACATTGGAGAGGCACACATCAACAATTACCGAGGGCAACATGACTTGGGTATTGTATGCATTATTAATGACAGATACCAGAACTTTACAAGGTGTCTTGTCCTCTCATTACTTCAAGACAGAACAAGAATGTAATCAGTTTTATCTTGATAACAAGTCTGACTTGGATAGAGATGTACGTGAAAAATTTCAACCTCGTATGACTAAATTTGAAATAATTCAAATAGGTTGTATGAAAACAACTGCACTTATGGAGATTAAATAATGAATGTATTAAGTTTATTTGATGGTATGTCTTGTGGGCAACTTGCCTTAGAACGTGCCAATGTATCTGTAGATAATTACTTTGCTTGTGAGATAGACAAGTATGCTATTCAGATAGCACAAAAGAACTTCCCTGATACGTTTCAATGGGGAGATGTAACTCAAATTAAAATACCTACTAGAGGTAGCATTGACCTATTAATGGCTGGCTCGCCATGTCAGGGATTTTCTTTTGCAGGAAAACAGTTGGCATTTGATGACCCACGTTCTAAGTTGTTCTTTGAGTTCATAAAAATTATGAATGAGGTAAAACCTAAATATGTATTGCTTGAGAATGTACGAATGAAGAAACAGTTTGAAGATGTGATTACTGAACACATAGGATTCCCACCACAGTTACTAAACTCAAGCAGTCTATCTCCACAAAACAGATGGAGAAACTATTGGTTTGGTATGCTAATCAATGGTAAGTATGAACAGATAATCATACCACCTATGGAAGACAAAGGCTTGGTACTCAGGGATATATTACAGACTGACCATGACGAGCCACCTGTTCCTATCAATGAACGTAATGCTAAACATCATAAACACCCACATCAAAAGGCATTGTGTACAACTGCTACAATGTACAAAGGTGCAGGTAATAATGGCATGACTTTAGTAGATAGACTTATA